CAATGAAGTTACATATCAAGCAATTGGTAAGTACAATGGTTTTGATGTTGCTTCCGACCGTATCGCCACTTGGGCTGATAATGACAAGTATGCATCCAATGTTCGATCGCACACTAATGTCATTGTCTTTGATGATTTTGGGAATACTAAAGCGGACTTCATGGATTTCTCACCCTGCTACCGACTAATTCAAGTAATTAACAATGTAGCCTTTCTTGCTCCTATGGCAGAAGCATTTATGAAAGGTAAAGTTGCTTTTCACCCTTGGTTAGTCATGGTTACCACAAACGTTGAATCACTCCTTGCAAACGTTTATTCCGAAAAACCTGAATCTATTTTACGTCGGTTGTATCACGTAAATGTTGAGGTTAAAGAGGAATTTTCTACAAATGGAATGCTTGATACTCAAAAGGTCCGTGCCAAGTTTGGGATCATTAAAGCTCCAGATGTCTGGAAAATCGACGTGCGTGTTTGCCGTCTTGGACCGCTCAAAGCTTCTGGGTCTACTAAGCACTCTACCACATTTGAACCTGTCACTTTTGAAGGTAAACTTTTGTCTGGTATTGATGTGCATGAGTATTTGGCCTGGGCCCAAAAAGCCTCCAAGATTCACTACACTTTACAACAAGAAATGGTAACTCTCTCCAAAACCACTGATGGAGTAGAAATTTGCGATCTTTGCAAACTCTGCTGTTGTCGATGTGATAAGGAGGGCGTTGAACAAACAATTCCTTTATACACTGATCCTCTTGAGGAAACAGGTGATGAAGTTATTGATGAAGCTATCAGATTACAGAGTGAGACTCAGCAAGGCCTCAGCCAAACTGCTGAAGGATCTCCTCTTCTACGAAGTGTTCTACGTATGTTATTTTTCTATGTTGCCTCCTATGTATTTGGATACATTCTTGGTCTAGTTATATTTTTTATAAGATGTACTCCTGTCCAGAGAAATTTTTTCCGTGCATGGTGGAGAAATTCATTAATTTGGAAATATAGAAAGTGTATGTGGCATATTTTACAATTTGCTCGTTGGCAAAATCAATATTCTAATAGTGTGAGAGGCTTCGTTTATCGTTACGGAGTTATTCCCCTTAATAGTTTACTTGATTATGAGCGTTGGTATAATAGTTGGTTTTTCGACTGGATTGCTTGGGTTCCCGAATCCTATGTCAATTCCCATATTTTAGTTAAAACACTAATGTACACACGCAGATTTGAAATCCTCGACAGAGTATGGAAAGTAGTACTATTATACTTTATTTCATTCTTTGCTGTTGTTAATCAAATTGTCAACGCCAACTATGTATCTGCAATTATCATATTTTATCTTACCATCTTTGGTCTAGCATGTGTTTATTACCATGAAAAGACTATGATAGAGATGGAACTATTGCGCCGAAATCGGGTTGTACCCGCTATTGTGCGCAAAGTACGAGACAATTATGGAAAAGCGTTTTTAGGCATGTTTTTCGCAGGTTTCACGATTTTGAAAGTCGTGAAATATCTGCGAGCTATGCAAGGCCAAGGAAATGTTATTCCCGTTTCGAAAGAAGATATTGAAGCGCGTGATGCTGAGGTAAATCCTTGGTCAACTGTGTATAATGCACCTTTACCGATGAATACACCCAGTAAAACCACAACGCCTGCAGATTTTGCCAAAATGGCTGGTACAAACACCGTGGATATCACCACCTCGATGTATACCACCAAAGGCTTCTTTCTGAAGTCGAGTTACCTCGTTGTTACTCAACACTTTATAGAAGCACACAAAGAGAAAGGCATCACTGAAATTGAAATTAAAATGCATAGAACTCCTCGCAAGTTCGTTGGCGGGTACAATCGAGACAAAATTGTTCCTGAGAATACTTATATGGTTCCAGGCACCGATTTTGCCATTGTGAGTTTACTTAATGTTTCAAGTTTCCGAGATCTTTCTCAATTCTTACCTGAATCTAGAACCTTACGCTCTTGCAAAGCCTTGTTTATTCATAGAAATGCAGATCTTGATGTTGATATTCATCCCATTATCTATTCCCATAGGAGTGAGATCAAATATGATGACAAGAGAGTTCCTGGAGGATTGTATCGTACCCCTTTTCCGTCTTATCAAGGTTTATGTATGTCGCCTGTCGTAACAAACGAACGAGGTGCCATGATCGTAGGATTCCATGTTTGTGGAAACCCTGGTGAGGCTAATGGAGGGTGTGGTACACTTACTCTTCCGGAAGCTGAGTTAGCTTTTAAAATCTTGGAAGAGAAGTCGGGATTGACCCCCTCCAGTATGGGCAATTTTCCGACTTCACAATATGGCCGCGCTACTTTGGGTAGTGAACCAATTCATAAGAAAAGTCCTCTTCATTATATGACAGAGGACTCTTCTATCGATGTGTTCGGTACTACTCCAAATAGGGCAACCCCAAATTCTACCGTTGTAGACACAATTATTTCACCAACTGTGAGTGAAGTATTTGGCGTTCCACAACAGTGGGGGCCTCCCAAGATGCGAGGTGAAGGTATTTACCCGTATCAGACAGCATTGGAGCAATTGGCTCATCCATCCAAGTCTCTTGGAAGCGTACTTTACAAAGCACGCGATGATTATATGCTTCAGTTTCACGGAATTTTCAGTAGACTTCCTTTTCTACGTAAAGACACTAAACCACTTGATAATTTACATACTGTATGTGGTATTAATGGTAAGCGTTTCATAGATTCCATGAATTTAAACACTTCACCAGGTTATCCCTTAGGGGGCAGCAAGTGGAGGTTAGTTAAAGACGTGGAGGAAGAATTTCCTGATATTGCTGACCCTGTCACATTTGTTGATGAGATATGGGAGGAATTCGAAGCCCTCGAAGAAGGGCTCATGTCCGGTGAGCGAGTTTATTCTTTATGGAAAGCTTGCTTAAAGGATGAGCCCACAAAGTTGTCCAAAAGCAAGGTGCGTGTTTTTCAAAGCGCTCCTTTGACTTTGCAACTGGCTATCCGTAAATATTTTCTTCCAATAGTTCGAGTTATTCAACTTAACCCTACTGAAACTGAGTGTATGGTAGGTGTTAATGCTGAAAGCCCGGAATGGGAGCAGATAGATACGTATATGAATTCTGCGGGACCCAATATACTTGCTGGTGATTATAGCAAGTATGATCAACGTATGCCAGCTGAACTGGTAAGAATGTCTTTTTCTATTCTTATTGCTGTTGCAGAGAAGTATTGTCACTATGATGAACGTTCTCTTGCAATTATGCGAGGAATAGTTGATGAAGTTGCTTTTCCAGTTATGGCTTACAATGGGGATATGATTATGTTGTATGGATCAAATCCCTCTGGTCAAAATCTAACTGTTATCGTGAATAGTATTGCCAATTCACTATTGTTTCGATGTGGATATTATACAATTTATCCATCGCAACCACTCGGAGATTTTCGCCTTAATTGCGCCTTTGCCTTTTATGGTGATGACGCAAAAGGTTCTGTGTGTGATTCTAAACCTTTGTTTAACCACTTGAACTACGCGAAGTATCTAGCCGAGCACGATATTAAATTTACAATGCCTGACAAAGAGTCTGAGGCTACTGCTTATATGCGAACTGAAGACGCCGATTTCTTGAAGCGTAAGTCGCGATATATTGAGGACCTCGGATGTTCTGTCGGAGTGTTGGATGAATCGTCTATCTTCAAAAGACTACATTCACACCTCGCATCGAAGGAGTTGTCCTTGGAGATGCAGGCAGCACAAAACATCGATTCTTCAGCACACGACTGGTTCTACTATGGTCGTGAAGTTTATGAGGATCGTGTACAGAAGTTACAAACGATAGCCGAAAAGCATGATTTAACCCTTGTTTGTCCTGGGATTTACAAAACCTATGATGAGCGAGTGACAGATTGGCATCGGAAATATCGAGATTAAGACCTCGGTTATGTCATAAAACTAACACCCCGAAATCCATCGGGGTTCCCGAGTAAAGTTAAAACGGATTATGTATATATGGATACCATTTATTTTGTATATTTATATCATGTTGTATATTATTAATAGGCTTTTTACATATGAGCTTATCCCTATTTAGGGAGGGAGTCGCTCACCCACCATACATGACTTCGATGCTTAGTCTGAGTTAACTATGCATTTGTAAATAAAGAACTTACTACATTTAAATTTTATAATAACCTTAACATTCAACAAATATCCGCGGATGAGGAATTTTTCCTCACTGCTCAGTCGGGCCTTATTACGGAGGGGTCAACGACGAGCAAACCTGGCATGACTATGTCTGAAAATATAGCATTTGGAGATCAAGTGGACCCTTACATGTATGACGTAAGTGGAGAACACGATCCAACGCGAAGTTTGCAGGACACTGACGATGCCAACCTTGACAATTTCTTTTCAAGGCCTCTTAAGATCTACTCAGGAGAGTGGACCACGATTGCGGGTTCATTCTATGACGTTTTTAGTCCTTGGGATGAATATTTCACAAATCCCCGAGTGATCAATAGGCTTACGAATTATAAATTGCTCAAAGCTAATTTGCATCTTAAGATTGTCATAAACGGCAATGGTTTCCATTATGGGCGACTAATTGCTTCGTATATGCCTTTAGATGGCACGAATAGTCTCAATACAAATCGTGTCGGCAATCCTAATGATGTAATGCAAGCATCCCAATTACCTCATGTTTATCTTGATCCTACCACTTCCACTGGTGGTGAGATGAAGCTGCCCATGTTTTTCTATAATAACTATATGAACATTGTAGAATCGGACTGGTCAGAAATGGGTAATCTTTATATTCGGTCAATAAATGATTTGAAACATGCAAATGGAGCTACTGATTCTGTTACTATCTCAGTGTTTGCATGGGCTGAAGATGTTCAATTCAGCGTTCTCACATCAGTCGACTCCTCCTCTCTCGTGGCACAAATGGGAGAAGTGGAGACAGCCAGCAAAGAAGGACTTATTTCTAAACCGGCCTCTGCAATTGCCAAAGTTGCAGGAGCTTTGTCAAAGATACCTTATATAGGACCTTTTGCTATGGCTACCGAAATGGCTGCTACTAGTGTTGGTAACATAGCCAATTTGTTTGGATACTGTAGACCAAATGTTGTCAGAGCACCTGAACCACTCGTGCCTCGACCCATTGGTTATCTAGCACCAACAAATACACCAGACAATTGTATGAAATTAACTCTTGATGACAAACAGGAACTCTCCATTGATCCTCGCATTGCGGGAATTGGTGCTGGAGATCCTTTGACTATTAAGAGCATAGCTCAACGTGAAGCATGGTTAACTACGTTTTCATGGACAGAACTTTTAGGAGTTGAGTCCCATTTATGGAATACGCGAGTTACACCCGTAACATGGGCTGCCTTTGGAGATGAGATTCAAATTCCTCCTTGTGCAGTTGCTGCTATACCTTTTACGCATTGGACTGGTTCTATGAAATATCGTTTTCAAATTGTGGCATCTTCGTTCCATAAAGGACGCCTAAAGTTTGTATACGATCCAGATTTTGTAGATACCAACGAGTACAATACCAATTATGTACACATTGTTGATATATCCGATACCCGAGATTTTACACTCGAGATTGGCAATGGACAAGAGTACACGCTGATAGATCACGCTGTGCCAGGTGTGGATGCAGCAAACACCATATACAACACAACCAAATTTGGCAGTAAAGCTGCTGGAAATGGTGTCTTGGCAGTCTATGTTGTTAACGAGCTCACAACTCCAAATAGCACGGTCGCCAATGATATTGAAGTAAATGTTTTCGTGTCTGCAGGAGAAGATTTTGAAGTATTCATTCCAAATGATGACTTTCAGAATTACGTCTTTAAGCCTCAAATGGGTATGATCGGTCAAGCAGGAGAATTAACACCTGAATCCGAAAACACCATAGAGCCAAATGCCCCTATGCAGCATGAACATGTTCAACTTGGACCTGGTCTCCAAGATGACAAGCTACTCAATAAAGTATATACTGGTGAAGCAATAACAAGCTTTCGTGATATGTTGAAGAGATATAATCTCCATACTACGGTAGCTCAGCTAGCCGCTGCTAATAGATACCAGTTGCGCCAAACCATGTTTCCATTTTTCCGAGGAAATGTGTCTGGAGCGATTCATACTACAGCTGCTGCTGCACCTTATAACTATTGTAATACAGTTATGTTACACTGGGTTACCGCCTGTTTCAGTGGATGGCGGGGCAGTGTAAAGTGGAAAGTTGTGCCTGACGGAGCCGATGGCGGAATCGCCAGTCCTTCGACCCTACAAGTTCAAAGAATTTATGATCTTATCACATATAATTTAAGAACAGGTGCATATAATACTTTTTCAACAATATCAGAAGGTGCTTGGAATAGTGTCATTGAAAATGGTGCGGCTGGATTGCCTGCCGTAGGTAAGCCTTTTACCGGCGCGAACGGTGAAGCTTTAACCATGTCAAACATTAATCCAAATTTGGAATTTGAAATTCCTTTCTACTATCAAGGCAGATTCTATCCATTTAAAGATCCGGACTATACGTCAGTTTCGTTGTTATCTGGAATGGATGTGAATCACTTTGGTGGAGCAGGAACTCACACCAATCATCAATACTACTGTGCAGCAGGTGATGACTTTCAAGTCTACTTCTGGACTGCAAT